GCTAGGGTCTAACTTTAAAAACACATTGCCCATCATCCACCGTAAAACCTCATCGCCGCCGTGATGCAGCTTGCCTTCTAACGCCAGCTTCTCGTAGAATTTAGAAGGGAAAGACATGGAGGCGTATCCTTGACCAAACGGATCACACGGAACCCCGTCGCCTTCAAGGTCACGAATCAAGCTCAACGAGTTCCAACGGTCGTACGCCACGCCTTTGATGTTATATTTTTCTGATAGATTGTTAGGGTCGTACTGGACCTTTCCATCCATCACGTAATGGCCGCTAATCATCCTGCGTATCACATTATAGTCTGTGACATTGCCAGGAGTTACTATCACATTTTTATAATCATCAATGTGAGAATATATATGTGTCTCATCCCTTTCGAGCCTACGCTGAACCGCTCGTTCTGGAAGGAAGTAGTAATTGGATAGTTGCACTCCTGTCTCCGGGTCGCCAACCGCCACGCTAAACGCTGTCATGTCATCCGTGGCCGCGAGGTCAAGCCCTATATAAGCGTCAACCTTTTCCGATGAGGTATCGATTGGTTGTTTGATGTTAGACTCGCACATCCACAGATCGTCCTCTATCCATATATCTTGCGCACCTACAAAAAGGTTGCAGTGCTTGACCATAAATTCCGTAATGGTACGACCGCCGTACAACTTCGCGTTGTTGCACTGCTTCTGCAAGTAGTCCATCGAGATTGAAGCTCCGAGACCAGGATTTGCCTTCTTCCATGCTTCAGGGTCATCCCATTCGTCACCGTCGTCTTTGTCGATCTCGTAGCACAAAAACAACAGGTTGTCGTTCTTTACCGTGCCGTCTAACACCTTCTTTCCGCCGCTTACGAACTCGGTAGCCACGCCGTCCAGCACGAAGCCAGCGGTAGAGATGGCAAGCATCAGTGGCGACTTACGAGAACCCATAGAGGAAGCAAGTACGCGATAAAGCTCACCGTCCTTCATGGCGTGCATCTCGTCTACACAGCCTATGTTCAAACTCAGACCGTCCAAGGTGTTGGCGTCAGACGATAATGGCTTGATTATGCAGTCTTTTGGTCCGTGAATCTCCTGCCTGTTCGCTGTAAAGCGCTTACCTAAAGCAGGCGAACGCTTCACGCATCTTCGAATCTCATCGAACACTTCCTTCGCTTGATCGCGCTTCGTGGCCGCTGTTACAAACTGCCCTGCACCATCGTCGTCGAGGACCGCCATAGCAAGGATAATAGCAGCCGCAAGCTGTGATTTACCCGATTTACGAGCCACAAAGAAGTGAGCAGTGGTAAAACGACGCTTTTTTACGTCGTCTTTATGCACCCAGCCGAATAACTGGCCGATAAAAGCAACCTGCCAGTCAGAGAGAATAAACTTCTTTCCAGCCCACTCACCTCTCGTGTGGACACAAACAGTCTCTATGAACGTGATGTACTTAGCAGCAACTTCTACGTCAAATACCCAAGGAAAATCATCGTCACCTACCCTTTCCAGGTCGTTTGTGAACCTTTCATAGGCTTTTTTTATGTATTTACCCGCAATAATAGACTCGTCAAGGACACCCTCGACGTAATCCCACATGCGGTTAAGTCGCTCCGTGTTAGACAAGATCGTCGATTTCGTCCCCTTCGGCACGCTTGCTGTTAGCAGCTGCGGCATTAACTGCGGCACCCATCATGCGAGCACGATCCATAGGAGAAAGCCCTAGTTTAGCCGAAAGCTTGCCTACTTCGCCCTGGACCTTCGATAAAGCGGTCATTTTTCCGCTCACATTAGACGATCCGTTCTCATAAACCTGCACAATGTCGTCCACCGTCTGGATTTCTCGTGACAGCATCACAAACATAGAAAGGTTCTTGGCGAGCATGGTAATCGTCACTACGTCCACGCTCTCCAGCAGCCCGGTCTCGTCGAGGTAGTCCAGGACCATGGTAAACATACGCTCGCCCTCGTGGTCCAGACTGACGATTGGCTTCAATTCAGACAGCTTTTTAGCGTCAGAACGCACTACTTTAGCCACTTCTTCCTTCGCAGGAGCGGTAGCTTCTCGCATCTTCTGGAGTAACGTGTTTTTGTTTGCCATGATTATTTTCCCTGACCTCGGTACTTCTTTTTGTAGTTCTTGGATCGCTTGTTCGATGAGGTCTTCGTCTTGGCATGTACGCCTGGACGAGACACAAATCGCTCCTGCTTTACCGGTGTTGCTTGTTTTTTAGCCATTATTCTATGTCTTTATCGGTAAACCATCCAAGCGTTTTCATTTCCTCGTAATCCCGTACCGTCGTCGTGCTTGGTATGATGTGCGCAAACGGAAAACGGTGGTTTGTCTGCACGTATGCGCTAAGCTGAAATCGTTCGTCATTGGTGAGTTCAGGGAAGCAAGCGACGAGCTTCTCCAAAGTTGCGGCGGGGTGAACGTGGATGAGGTACTCCGTATCCACCTGCAAAGCGTTTTGAATTCCGTCGGGGTGCGTGACGATTCCAAACACGGTTGACGCCTTTTCGCCTTCTGCCTGAATGAGAACGGGCCGCGAGATGTTGTAGAGTTCTCGCGTGATTTGCTTTGCCCGTGCTTCGCTTGTCTGCGTGGGGGTTGGAAGTACGATGATATATCCGTTCATCAGTAGATGTTGTAGAAGGTGTTTATGTTGTCCTCGATGTCTGTGCGGTCGGTTGTTTTATCGCTTAAATACAAAACTGCTTCGCTTATTACGCCGTTAAGAAAAAAAGAAGTGCCGCCAGAATTACTTGCAAAAGTATTTGTGCCGTTTTGCGCTCTTGCGGATGATGTGCCTGTCAAGCTAACGTTGTTATGATGCAAGGAATGTGAAGTGCTTGTGCTGTTCGTTATGTGTGAGGTAATACCTAACGTTGTTATAGTTGGATTTCCTGATAAAGACGATGTACCTGCGCCGCTGTTGTCGCGGGTCACTATACTGTTACCGCCGCGGTTTGTACTCATTGCAAACCGAACACCGCCGCTTTCCATATTGTAAATTTGCTGTTCACCTGTTGCAGCTGCTTTCCATGTTACAATCATAGTCATTTGTGCTCCCCACGATTCTCCAAATTCCATGTAATCAGTTGCTCCATCAAATTGCACCGTAGGTTTCCCGTTCTCCGTAACCACGCCCGTCGTGCCGTCGTAAATCTTCGGCATATCCGCCGTAGTCGTTTGCGCCGCGTCGTTGCTGTTTCCTGATTGGTCGTACCAAGTCCGAATGAACCCGTTATTCGAACCGCAATGAGCAGCCAAGGCAACCGTGTCAAGCTCTCCAAAAACATTGGGGTAGATGTCAGCGTAACTTGTGCCGTTCCATACGTTTATCAAAGCCCCTGTATACGTCGAGTCCAAAAGCCGCAAGGAATAAGCCGCCGCCGCCCCTGAGTACGTGTCGAGCAGTGGCGTGTTTTGGGTGAAGTAGTCGCCTATGTTGGATTCTATGGAGGTGCGAACGCTGGATTTGTCGGAGGCGTAATAGATAACTTCTTGGATATTGCAGTTTGCGTAAAAGGCTTCATTTAAATTTGCGATACCGTCTTGCCCCGATGCAGCGCCCGTTGTTCGTGTGGCTGTTCCTACGCTTGTTGAATTTAACCACGCTTCAACACCGTTCAATGTTGTTCCTGCAATCATTGTATGCAAGTTTTGATTGGTGTCTTGTGTCGTTGTTATTGCTGATGCATTATCAGCGTATCCATAATTGAAGTTGCCGCTTGCTATGAATGGCGCATACCAACGCTTATTCCCATCTGAACCGCTTAAACCCAACATTACAGCGTTTGATATTGTTATCATTCTGCCGACAGTAAACGAAGAAAGCGAACCAATGTCAAGACTTGATGTATCAAGCAAATAACCGTCGTTTGTACCGCCAAACTCAACAGCCACCTTCCCGCTCTCCTTCACAAGCTGTCCCCCTGTGTAAATCGTCGGCTCATTCGTAGGTGCTGCCGCCGTCGCATCGTTCCCGTTTCCGCTTTGGTCTTTCCACGTTACCACGGTACACGTCGTACCCGTGCA